GGCGGTCAGCCCCGTATGCGGGCGCCGCGCATCCGTGAGCCCTTTGCAGCGATGCCGTATCTCTTGGGGCATGCCCATCTATGCCCATAAAACACCTAACTGCCATGCATTTTAGGTACCTATCTAGATGATGGGCAATGATGGGCTATGTGTTGGGCATAGCCCATCTATGCCCATGTGTTTATGGGCACTAATGGGCTATCGGTTAGAGGTAGCCCATCGTTGCCCATAGCCCGCCAGCCGCTCGCGCGCGACTCGCGACCTCGAAACCGTGACCCATCGTGACCCATCGACGCCTGGGGCCGGGGGGTGGGGGGACAGGGCCTTGACGTAGCTGTGTTAGTCTTAGTAGGGTTCAGCCACAATTTTTTATTTTTCGGCCATGTTCAAATCACTTCCTCTAACTGTTCGCAACGTTTGTGCAACCGAGGCGAATCTGGAACGGATTTACGCGGCGGCACGGTTGGGGTTGAAAGGCGACGCGCTCGCCCTGGCGGCGGGCATGCTGCCATCCGAGTTCCGGCAACTGAAAGCTATGGACGATCTGGCGGAGTTGGCCGCGCAGAAGGGCAGAGCGGACGCTGAACGGGAACTGGCTAAGGTGCTGCACGACGCGGCGCTAGGCGGCGACGCCAAGACCGCGCTTGAGATCCTCAAGCACCAGCACGGCTGGGTAGCCAAGCAGCAGATCCAGGTAGACGCCGGGATCAGCATCACCGCCGCGCTGGAAGCGGCGCAACGCAGGGTAATTGAAGGTGCTATAATTGACGAAACCCAGAACCGCGCCAACGGCTCTGGGCTTCTTACCAATCAACGTGAGGAAGACGCTGATGGCTACGCCGATCTTAACGCAAGCGCGGCTCAAAGAGCTGCTGCACTATGACCCAGACACGGGTATTTTTATCAATCGTGCCGTCCGCCAAGGAATGCGGAAAGGCGCCGGAAGCATTGCCGGCGCCAAAAATTCGCTTGGGTACGTTGTGATCCAAGTAGAAAAACACAAACATTTTGCGCATAGGCTGGCATGGCTGTATGTATACGGCTCATGGCCGGTCAATCAAATAGACCATATAAATCGCGTTCGCGACGACAATAGAATCGCTAATTTGCGCGACGTAACTGCGTCAGAAAACATGCATAACGCAGCTAACGGAGGAAAAAACACTTCCGGCGTTAGGAATGTTGTATGGCATAAACGTAGTAAACGCTGGCAAGCGCAAATAATGGTGGATAATAAGTACAAATACTTAGGCATGTTTGACGACATAGAACAAGCGCGTAAAGTTGCAGAAGAAGCGGCAAAGATTTTTCACCCGGCGCGAGTGAACTGATATGCAAAAACCAGTGTATGCGCCCGCCGATGAAGAACTATTAATGGCGAAGTTGTGGTCGCCCAAGATCGCAAACGACCCGGAGGCTTTCGTGCTGTTTGCGTTCCCGTGGGGGCAGCCGAACACGCCGTTGGCGAAGTTCAAAGGGCCGCGCAAGTGGCAGCGCGACGTGCTGCGCGGGCTAGCCGAGCACATCAAGGGGAACCAGGTCAACCCGGAGACCCTGCGCTTGGCGATCGCGTCGGGGCGAGGTATCGGCAAGTCCGCGCTGGTCAGTTGGCTGATCCTGTGGATGATGACGACCCGGATCGGCTCGACGACCATCGTCAGCGCCAACAGTGAGGCGCAGTTGCGCTCCGTGACCTGGGGCGAACTGACCAAGTGGTCCACGATGGTGATGAACGCGCACTGGTGGGAGATTTCGGCGACCAAACTGGTGCCGGCGCAGTGGCTCACGCTGCTGGTCGAACGGGATTTGAAGAAAGGAACGCGCTACTGGGCCGCCGAGGGGCGCCTGTGGAGCGAGGAAAACCCGGATTCGTATGCAGGCGCGCACAATCACGACGGAATGATGCTGATTTTTGACGAAGCGAGCGGTATTCCAGACGGAATCTGGTCGGTTGGCGCGGGTTTTTTCACGGAAAACATCCCCGATCGCTACTGGATGGCGTTTTCCAACCCCCGGCGCAATTCGGGGTACTTTTTCGAGTGTTTCAACGCGAAACGGGACTTCTGGGACGCCCGGAACATCGACGCGCGCACGGTTGAGGACACCGACAAGCAGGTGTACGCGCAGATCATCGAGGAATACGGCGAGGACAGCCCGCAGGCGCGGGTTGAGGTGTACGGGGAGTTCCCCGCGACCGACGACGATCAGTTCATCAGCGCAGCCGTGGTCGATGCGGCGATGAAGCGGCCGGCGTACAAGGACGACTCGGCGCCGATCGTCATCGGGATCGACCCGGCGCGCTCAGGCATGGACTCGACGGTAATCATCGTGCGCCAGGGGCGGGATCTGATCGCGATCAAGCGGTTTCAAAACCAGGACACGATGCAGACCGTGGGGTGCGTGATCGAGGCGATTGAGGAGTACAAGCCCACCCTGACCGTGATTGACGAGGGGGGTCTCGGATACGGCATTCTGGATCGGCTGAACGAGCAGCGGTACAAGGTGCGCGGCGTCAACTTCGGCTGGAAGGCCAAGAACCCGGTGGTGTACCTGAACAAGCGCGCCGAGCTATGGGGCGAAATGCGCGACTGGCTGAAAACCGCCTCGTTGCCCCCCGATCGGCGCCTGAAGGCGGACTTTACCGGGGTGCAGCAGAAATTCACCTCCTCCGGCGCGATTCAGTTGGAGAGTAAGAGGGACATGAAGGCTCGCGGCCTGGCTTCGCCGGATGCGGCGGATGCGATTTCGGTCAGTTTCGCCTTCCCGGTCGCAAGGCGCGACCCCGTGACAACGGTCAAGCGGGTAGCGTATAGTTCCGGCAACACCAGTTGGATGGGTGCGTAATGGCCCGCAAATCGGTCAGTTTGTCGGTAGGTCGAGGCGAGAAGCTGCCCGTGTCGAAAGGCGCGGGGCTGACCGCCAAAGGCCGCGCGCGGTACAACGCGGCTACAGGGTCGAACCTGAAGGCGCCCGCGCCCAGCCCCAAGACGGACGCGGACAAGGCGCGCAAGAAGTCGTTTTGCGCTCGCATGGGCGCGGTAGCGGCCAAGGCGAAGGATGGCGAACGCGCTGAAGCGGCTCTCAAGCGATGGAAGTGCTAACATGAAAAAGCCGGGTCTCTACGCAAACATCCACTCTAAGCGCGAACGCATTAAAGCAGGTAGTGGCGAAAAGATGCGAAAGCCCGGCGCTTCAGGTGCGCCCACCGCCAAAGCCTTTCGACAGTCGGCCAAAACAAAAAAGTGAAAGACCTTCTCGCCGTTGCTCGTAAGCGTTTGCAGATGGCGATGGACGCCTATGCCAGTTCGCGCGAGGACGAACTGGACGATCTGCGCTTTGCCGCAGGGTCTTCGGACAACAAGTTCCAGTGGCCGGCAGACGTTCTGACGACTCGCGGCAGCGTGCAGGGGCAGACGATCAACGCGCGCCCGTGCCTGACGATCAACAAGCTGCCCCAGCACATCAGGCAGGTTACCAACGACCAGCGGCAGAACCGGCCCAGTGGCAAGGTAATCCCCGCTGACGACATGGCGGATCCGGAAGTCGCGGAAATCTTCGACGGCATCGTTCGGCATATCGAGTACATCTCGGATGCCGATGTGGCGTATGACACCGCGTGCGAGAGCCAGGTGACCTACGGCGAGGGGTATATACGTATTCTGACGGAGTATTGCGACGACGATACGTTCGATCAGGACATCAAGATAGGCAGAATCCGCAACTCGTTCTCGGTATTCATGGATCCCACGATTCAGGATCCGTGCGGGTCCGACGCTGAGTGGTGCTTCATCACGCAGGACATGTTGAAAGAGGATTTTGAGCGTCAATTTCCCAACGCTACGCCCGTCACGACGATCATGTCCACGGCGATCGGGGATCAGTCCCTGAGCCAGTGGGTCAACGAAGAGACCGTGCGGATTGCGGAGTACTTCTACTACGAGCACAAGAAAGCCACGTTGAACCTCTACGCGGACGGCAGCACGGCGTTTGCCGACAGTCCGGAAGCAAAGATGATAGGCATCAAGCCGATCCGCACCCGTGAGGTAGACCGCAAGCAGGTCAAGTGGATCAAAACCAACGGTTTTGAGGTGCTGGAAGAGCAGGACTGGGCGGGCAAATGGATTCCGGTCGTCCGCGTGATCGGCAACGAGTTTGAAATCGACGGTCAGGTGATGATTTCCGGCTTGGTGCGTAACGCCAAGGACGCACAGCGGATGTACAACTATTGGGTGAGCCAGGAAGCCGAAATGCTTGCGCTGGCACCCAAGGCGCCGTTCATTGGTTACGGCGGGCAGTTTGAGGGCTACGAACAGCAGTGGAAGACGGCCAA